CGTTTAGTAAGGTACTCTTCCTTATCTTCCGCTTTCAATCGTTCCCAATCTATATTCTGATATTCTTTTAGCGATGCAAGATTTAACTGTGCTGCATCTGACAAAGAACGAATATATTGCTGTCGAGCCTCCTGAGTCTTAGCAACCTCTTGCTGGTAAAACTGACTAGCATCATCAAGTTGCTTTCGGTACTCACTTAACTCTTGCGTCTTACGTGTATAGTCCTGTTGTCGAGAGTACCCCTTTAAGAGTTCTTCTTCAGTAACCTCATAATCTTTGCCGTCTACTTTAACAGCATATAACTGAGGTGTGTCGTCCTCCTCCTCAACGGTTTCTTCTTCGACTTCGGATTCTTCTGAGTCCTCCTCCTCTACTTCAGATTCTTCATCAGATGCTTCCAATGCTTCCTCTTCTGTTTCGGTCGATTCTTCAACGTCCTCTACTTCTTCTTCAGACGTTTCGGCTTCTTTCTTTTTAGGTGTCTCCTCTTCAGGTTCCGTTAAAGATAGAAACGCTTCTTGTGCTTCCCTTATGCTTCCTTCTGGAAGAGTCGGGATTACTGCTGGTTGCGGGGCTTCTTGCGTATCCGCCATAATAAACTCCTTGTTAGATAAATGGATGTTGCTCTTTAAGAACCTTGTTCATATGTCCAGTTTCAACTATGGACTTTAAATGACCATGTATTCTATCGAGCAGTCTCATTGCAAGCCAGATTGATTCTCTGGCTTCAACTTCTGTCGAACCGCTGACATTCCAGCGATTCATTAAATCTTCTTTTATTACATCAAATGACTCATTAAATAATGGATCATTTAAAAGTGAATTAGCTCTTCCTTCTCTTTCTTCTGGTGTCATGTTGCTCCTATAGCTACGGCTCGTTTCTGTTCTCTTTCCAAATCAATCTCTTGCTGCTTTAAGCTAGAATCTATTTGAAGTTTTTGATATTCCTGCTGAATCTTCTGTGCCTTTAACTGAAGTTCACCAGCCTTAATCTCTAGCTCTTGCTTCTTAACTTGAGCCTCCATCATATCCGCCTGTTCTTTAGGTGAAGGCTGTTCCTGTTGTTGAGGTATTGTTGCTGGGTTAGTTAAGAAGTCATCAACATTCTGAAAGCCCATTGCCTTAACTAATGAGGCTCCAAGATTATACATATTCTGTTCGCTGACTATTCTCAATCCACCCTTCATTGCTTCTCCTGCAAACTGGAGCATCCTCGAAAGGTGAGCCATCTGCTGATCTTTGTTACCACCACCCAAAGCAACTGAAACAGTGCAATCAAACTTATCATTCCAAACATCAGGGCGTACAGGAATCCACTGATTACGTAACATAACAACTCTTTCATGGTCTTGATTCTTCATAAGTAATTCATAAATAGTAACCATCAAATCTTTAACGCCAGTCTCAGCAAAGTTTCTAGCTATCAACTCTACTCGACTTTGTGCTGCACCCATGACTGCATTAACAGCCGTAGCGGTAGTATGAGATGTTAAAGCATTCTCATTTAACCCTTGTGACATCCTCGATACACCAGCCCTTGATTCTCTTACACTATCAAGATATTCTAACATCTGGAATGAGTAAGGTTCTAATGCTGGGGTAGCTAAAGGTGTGACTGCGTTAGGAGACTTGACTCTAACTACACCACCAGGTCTTTGCGTGAGAAGGTCATCAAGGTTAGCCTGACCCTCTAAAATTGCATAGCGCCCAAAGTTCTGGTTATACATGTTGTCCATGAGGTTCCGCATTAATGTAGATTTCATGAGCTGAAGATCCATAACTAGATCAGCTATAGATAACCCAAAGAACTTATGTGGAATCTTTATTGGTGTAATAGAAACAAAGGGTACTGAATCAATCTCTTCATTTTCAAGAATGGTTGATCCAACAACGCAAACCTTTCTTAACTCAGTTATACCATCTCCATCGAAGTCTGTTCTGAGAAAACATTCATGTAACCAATAGTTTCTTAAACCTTCGTCACCGTACTCTTCTCCACCCCATCCTTCCCAGTATCGGGCAGACTTATCGTAAGCATATCTCTCTAACCTTTCAGCAGAGAACTGTGTCATATCGTCATCACCAGCCCCCAACTCTTCTGGGTCTAAGTCTTTATCAGGATACATTTCCCTCAGATCAGATAGACTCTTCTCTACTCTATGACATATGAATCTAGCATCCTGTATATCTTTAGATTCTCTTGAAATAAGAAACTCAGAAGGTGGAATATTTTCTATCTTTACTCTACCAGTCCGTCTAGTTCTACTAATGACTACATCATGATATGCAACAACACCCATTGCCTCATCTTCTTCTACATATTCCTCATGATGGATTTCTTCAACTTCAGGGTTACCCACAAGGATCTCATACTCCATTTCATCAAGGTGAGTATACTCTTCTCGCTGGGGTTCATCGTAGTCATCCCACCAGACTTTGACTATACCATTCTTACTTAATAAAGCATCCGTAAACCACGAGTACAGAATTTCCCAACCTGGATTATCTTTAGTGAATACATAGTTCACATAATCCGTAGCCTGATCTGCCATCTGTACATCTTCTGGGCCATGAGGTGTGAACTTAACCATCTCATCACCTGAAGCGAATACCCTCATTAAGGAAGGTTTAATCCATTCAATCGTATCCTGTACTGTAGAGTCTACATACTGTGACCTACCTTCAACCTCATTACCGAAGGGAAGGCTATAGTAATACTCCATAGCCGTTTCCCTCTGCTGAGAGATTGTATCACCCATATACCCAAGCGAATCTGTTATCTCGCCACGTATTCTAGTAATTAGTTCGTCTTCTGATATTTCACTTGCCATTAAACTATTCCATAATCCCCATAATTAACGTCTTGTGTCCATGCTGGATCTTTTCCAGATACAGCAAACCGTTGTGATTGAAATGCATATCGTGTTGCAGACATAAGGTCATCCCTTATTGGGACAACCTTATTAAATTTTCTGTGATACATCCTGAATTCTTCAAACCAATCTGAAAGAGTTGAGAAGACTTTAAACTTATCACCCTCTATTGCCTGAAGCATTGCCATCAGCCCCTCCTCGATAGAGTTAGAGCCTTTATTAACCCCCAGTGCTGGGGGATTAGAAAAATGTTCTAATAGAAAGTTACACCCTAAGTTTCTATATTGGTCAGCCAAGCCCGGATTTCCCATGCTATCCCTGCGATTGCCGTCATGCGGGTAGGCTATGGGTATAAAATGCGGTCTTGTCTTGATGTTCTCTGAATGTACTGAAGGGCTGGCTTTAGAGGCTCTATAGCAGTCATATACGTAAAATATGTCCTCATCTCGGTCAATTGCACACCAAACTACAGCCGTTGGGTGGTCCCATCCGAAGTCAATTGCTGCTATTCTAGGCCAATGTTCCTCAATATGTACTGGATCTGTTATAACTTGCTCTTCCCCAAGGGGGAATACAAGCCCAGATCCTATGGATGGTCTACCATATCGCCTCATTTCTCTCTCATGTGGTGAATAAGAGGAGAGAATCTGCTGCATAACGTCTTCATTAAGGTGACCATTCTCACCATTCATGCTCTTAACTGACTCAGATGCGTCATCCCATGTCGCATTTACTAATGATTGTCCCTTTTGTAGCCTATTTATAAAGGATGCTACTGTCTCAGTCATCCCACTTTCAGGTGTAAAGGTCATATAAACCATCCCCTTGCGGTCTAATGTCCTTGTTACAGCCTGACTATAGATATCTCTTGATGGTTCTTCGTCCAACCATATACAATCTACACTACGTCCCTGCCATTTCTCCACACCCATCTCATAGGCTTTGAAGAATAAAGAAGAGTTCCCACCGGAAACATGCTTTATGAGGGCTACACTCTTAGCATTAGGTACTCCTGGCTTCCTTTCTGTTTTAATAATAAGGTCTTTAGGCACTGTGCCTGACCCGAAAGCCTCTGGATCATCGGGGGAACCCAGTAATTCAAACTGTACAATGTCTCTAGTTGTCTCATTTGAGACACCACCAGCCCATGCTACGATGGGTTGACGGTATACTCTTCCCTCCCACCAATCAGGATATAGTCCTGTTAGGTGATAACTCAGCTCCATACTACCGCAATAAGACTTTCCTATGCGGTTAGCTGCCATCAGAAGCCTCTGGTTGGCCTCTGAGCCGGTTTTATGGAATTTTAGCTGGTAAGGGTAGGGGTCATAAGAATTGATCTTAGAATAGCGCTCACGCTGTCTCTGCTCTTTGAGTAATTCTAATGCCCTAGTGTTTGATAAGCGCGTCGAGTTCTCTTTGGATTTCTTCATCAGACATTCTTTCTACTGTGGTCTGTTCTATTCTCTCTACAGGTTTTAGTCCTGCTCTATCCAGTAAGTCCTTGATTGCCCCAAGGCGTACCGAATCGCTTTCTGACGTTTCTGCCAATTCTGATAACCACTTAATACTGGAAGGTACATGGTCTGCCAATACTTTTTGAGTCTGCTCATTGATTTCCTTTCTTAAAAGATTCTTTAATTCATAGCCTTTCTGTTTAGCTGTCTTCTGTGAATAGCCAGCCTCGATTGCAGACTGGGTAGCATTACCTGTCTTGCTGTAGATATCTATGAATTTGTCTTGTCGTTCTGTCATTACCTTACACCAGCTATTACCTTCTTCCCCTTGCTTGATATGCGGAATAATTCTTACTGCCCATAGCCCTTTCCAAGCTCTTTTCTCTCGCTATATTTGCAGCTCTTGCAGCTTCTTGAACTTCTTTTTTCTTTCTATCAGCAGTCGACTGAGATCTAGCAATAGTCTTCTTGTCATCATGGTTTAGGTTATTACGACTCTTTCCTGACTCCGCCATTATTCTGCTTACTAGTGAATCAGTCCGGTCTTGAGCTTTGGCTGCTGTAACTTTAGCAGCCGTCACAGTTTTAGATTTTTTCTTCGTATCAGCAATTAAGGCTGCAGTTGATTTTTTCTTTTTCGTAACTTTGGATTCTGCTACTTTTGCTGCTGCCTCTCTAGCTTGCCTTGCATTGGAATCATCTTGTTCTGGCTGGGGTTTTGGCTTGGATACTACTGGACTAATGGCCTCAATTAGATTGTCTCTAATAAAATCGTCCGTATCTACCTCTGGTTCTGTAAAGCGAGCCAAGGATGCCACATTACCAAATTCATCTCTATTAAAACGTCTTGCTGGGGCACGTTGACCAGGTTCCCGTATACCTAATATTTCTCTCGCAGTAAAACCAGTATCAGGGTCGATGCCTAGTATGCTTCTCCAATCAGTTGGTGCAGGGTCTTCTACACTTTCAGCCCTAAGAGCATCTTGTACAGGGCCAGAAAAGTTTATACTTTGCCTTTCGGCATCCATGTCACTAAGGTATCCCGGAGATCTTTTGTCAATTTGGTAGGGGGGAAGATTTTTTCCAGTCTCATAAAGAAGATTAAAAGGGTCATGGTCTAGCCCCCTCTGTGTTAAAACATCCTGACGAAACCCAGTGTCTGCAGATCTAAAGTTTTCTATATCTC